AATATAATAAGATAGTTGCAGCTTATGAAACTGGAGAAGAAACTCCAAACTTTGATCCTATCATTATTAAAGTCAATAATGAAATTACTGATGTTGAAAATATTAGTAAATCGTTAGACTATAGATATAAACGACCAGCATTCTTAGATGATGTAGATCCATTAAATAATAGCTCTTTGTTTAGTGATGAAGAACTTAAATATGCAGCTTTTGAAAAAGCAAAAAATATCATTGGTCTTAGTCATACTCCAGCTGAATTTTTATCTAGAATGTGTCATATTCTAGTAGATCCAGCTAAAATTAATTTAACTAGATCTATAAAACCTCTATTGATGAGACTTCCGTTATATAGTTTAGATAATACTAAAAAATATAACTATAGTAATCGAACTTGGGAAGAAGTGTCAAAAGCCACAGAAGATGCTTCTCGTTATTTTGATATTACATCTTCTGGTGAGTTAGACGTAGATAATGGACAACTCATTGGTATTGATAAATCTGTAAAAATTCGTCATGGACTAGCTAAGATAGATAGAAATCCAGAAACTAGAGATAAAGGCATTATAGTATTACAAGATTTAGACAATAATGACTATATAACTAAAAAGAATTCCTATTTTACAGAAACTCCAGATAATCGCTATATTATTAAAAATAAAGCATTAGTTGGAACACCATTCGATTCTAATAACTATTTCCTCAATAGTATTAAATTTGAATTTGAGAGTGCACAAAATGTTGGTAGTTCTTATCCTTTCCATGATCTAGATTTTAGTAGTGATAAATTAGAAGTAAAATTTGGTAATGACATCAATACAGGTTCAGAATATGCAGAAATACGTGATTATGTACGTACTATGCCCGGTCCTATAAATACTAAATTTAAATTCTCTGATAATACAGATATTACTAAATTAGATATGACCGCATATTCTGAAGGCTGTCCACTATTCTTCAATAAATATATTACTGAAGTTAAGGTTAATAAAATTATTATTCCTTATAAAGCTAAATCATTTAGAAGACTAATATTTGGTAAAATTAGCGATGCTGGATTTACTAAGTTTATTTTTGCTGATACTCCATCTATAGCTGAATCTCTACCATGGTCTTTATCTTATTATAGAGATAATCTTAGCGAATATGATTATGATTTTGGCGACTTTGGTGTATATAATCATATTGGATATAGATTTGATTGCACTCAACAAGAAGCAATTAATAACTTTGTATCTCATATCCATTGTCATATTAGATCCAATAATCCAATTCTTCAAAATAAGAACTTCTTAAAATATCGTTTGCCACTATTTACATTAGATGGTAATCAACGATTTAACTATTCTTTACGTCAATGGCAATTAATTGGCCAATATGATCCTAAGAATGATAATAAACCAATGACTCAAATCTTCCCAGAATTGGCTGAAGAACTTAACAAAATGAGAGTTATTGGCAGTAAAAATGTTTAATGGAGGTATAAATTATGCCAAACACTCCTAATATGACCGATAAGGTCATAGAAAATTTAAATCTTTTACATAATGATCTCCAAGAAGTTAAAGCCGTTCTAGTTAAGAACGGTATTAGCTCTACTGGTGCATCATCTAAGCTAGCAGCTGAAGTTGTTAAACTTCCTGAAAAAGCTGAAGAAAATATTAAGAAATCCACAGAAGTTAAAGGTATGGTAAATGGTACTTTAGATATTACTGGTGGATTTACTTATTCTCCATCTTCTAGTGAAACTTTAGATGGAAGTAATACAATAATATCCTCTACACTTACCGAATATAATATTCCTAAAGAAAAAAAATTAGGCATGTTTTTCCCAACTGATGAATTAGTAAGCCATTTGGAAAGTACTCATGAAAATCAATCTGATAGAAATGTTAAGTTGACCGTTCATGATATGAATTTCTTACAAGGCAGCTATATGTATTTAACTGCTGGTGCTCAAAATATTAAGAATATCAATTTAACCATTGATATTAAAGATGATTTCAAGAAAGTAAATTATAATGGTACTGAATATTACGATCTCACTCAAGAAACAAATAGTGATAATGACTGGAGTAAGCCAGATCGTAAACAATTTGGTGGTGCAGTAGCGTTAACTGATTATAATACTAAGATCACTTTAAATGGTGAAGTTCCTGAAAAATTTAAATGTGATGCTTTCGTATTATCTGGTAATAAATACATAAAAGAAGTTGTATGTAAAGAAGTAATAGTCGACTATAGATTACTTAAACACTTATTCTATAAGAACCAAGGTCTAATGAATGATTACGGTGAAGGTGATACAACTCAATATGATCCAATCATAGTTAAGTTAGCCGGAGATCTTGGTGGCGATTTCTTCCAAGGAAATAACTATGAATATAAGACTAATGAATTAGAAGCTCAATTTGTTAGAACTGCAGATCCATTGGCTATAAATGAATGGACTCAAGAAGATACTAAAACTCTTTATTTTAAAGAGCAAAGTAAAAACTTCAAAGGCATTAGTGTTAAATTAGCTGAAGCCTTAGGCAAGCTAGTTCATATTTATATAGATCCATCAGTAATAAAAGAAAAAGAAGATTCTGCAGAATTTATATTAATGAGACTTCCTATTTATAATTTAGATGGTAGTAAAAAATATAACCATTCTAATAGAACTTGGGAACCAGTAGCATCTGCAACTCCTGATACTAAGAAATATTATGAAATTTATCCAGCAATGATGTTTAATAGTTATATCAATACATTTAAATTATTAGGCAAAGATAAAATTTCTATATTATTTGCTGATTATAAATTTGGGAATGAATATTCTAGTAATATTTCAGAGGGTATTATAGTAATAAAAGACGATATTTTTGGAAAGTATAACGTAATAGCAGAACAGAATTCATTATGGGCCCCTAGTGCTAATTATAGTTTAAGTTCAGGTTATAATCTTTATTCTACTGGACTTGCTAGAATTGAATCGCAACTAAAATTATTAAATAAGCCTATAACTTTTGATGTATCACGTACTAGTGTAGCAGGGGTTTATCCATTTGGTAATTTATCATTTAGAGGTACATTTGATTTTAGTATAAATTTTGGCTATTTAGTAAAAGATTCAGATTTTTATGACATAGGATATAGAGAGGCGTTCATTGCTGCTCCACCATTCACCAAATTCAAATCCATGGATGATGTTATTACGAAGATAACACTTGTTGGGCAGGAAACCCCTTTAGTATATAATAGTACTTTATCTGAAGTTAAAGTAGATAAAGTTGTATTACCTATGAGAACACAAGTATTCAGAGATATATTTAGTGGCACATTAACCAATTTGTATTCTGGACAAAATATCAATCCTATTAAATATATATTTGAAGATACTGGAGTTCAAGTTGTAATGCCATCATTAGCTAATTATAACGAAATGTCTGATTCGCCAACTTCATTAGTTAATTCTCCTGGATATAGATTCGACTCTACTCATAATCAAGGATCTACTAATTTCGCTAAATATATTCATTGTTGTATTTCTGAAACAAATCCAGCAATGTCTGATGAAGATTTCTTAAAATATCGTATTCCTTTATTCAATAAAGATGAAACTAAACGATATAATTACTCAACTAAACAATGGGTAGCTAAAGATTCTTATAATGTAACTAATGACAATAAACTATCTTCAGAACTCTTCCCTACTAAAGCAGAAGAATTATCTAAGATGATGGTTATTGGCATTATTAACCAATAATATAAAAGAAGTAATATACTCAATGAGGTTCATCCTCATTGAGTATTTACTCATTCTTTCAACAATTAAATATAGAGTTTTAATATTTTCCCATGATTAATAGGTTGGAGAAATTACTATGAAGAATCTTACTCAACTCATTAAAGGCATTTTAACCCCAGCAATTCAAGAAGTTGCTAAAGACATTTATAAGCTTAGTACTAAAGTTAATGAAGCAATCTTAAAAAATCTAGCACAGATTAAATCTGCAGATCATATCACTTTAGCTACAAATATTAAATTAGATCCTGATGTAAACCAATGTCAAGGGTTTACTTATAACTTTAAAAAGAATACATTTATTCTTGCATGTGTTAATTCCGATAACACAAAACAAGTTATCTATGAATTATCCCCAACAGATTTCTCTGTTTTAACTAAACGGTCTTTCACTGGTGCTGATATCTTAGGTCATTGCAATACCTTGACTTATGATGGCACTCATATCTTAGTTACTAATGGTGCAACCAATGGTAATAGAATTTATAGACTTAATGATGATTTAACAGTTGATGGTTATACTGATTATACCGATAAATTCTTCAATATTGACTATAATAAAGGTAGCAAAAAATTATTATCTATAGTTCCTGGTGATACTAATGCTACACGTAAATTAAGATTATATGATTATGCTAATCTTAATGCTGTAGAAAAAGAAGTTACAGTAACTGTAAATGAAACAAACAATGATTCTAATGGTGCATTACTCATGGATAGAACTATTGTATTTGCTACATTGAATCGAATTGTTGAATCTGACTATGCTGGTACTATTCTACGTGAAGTAGAAATCAATTCCAGTATTGAAATTGAAGATTTTGCTTATGCTAATGGTATGATCTATATGGCATCCAATGAAGGCGGAACAGTTAATATCTACGTTCATGATCCAGTTAAATCTGCTTATGAGCATATTAATGATATTCATTTCAAAAACGGTATCTTCTTACCAAACCAACAATATTTATATGGTAAATCTCCAGATAATAAATGGATTCCTATTGCCAAGATAAATAAAAATGGTAATGTAGAAATGGGTTCTAAAGATAAATCTATGGCTTTGTGTACCAATGCATTGACTGTATATGATGGTAAGAATTCTAATACTGTTATTACTACAGCTCATTATGGTACTGCAATCTATAGTAAGAGCCAAGTGGATACTAAATTGAATGACTATGTAACCAATACAGTTTTAGAGCAAAAACTTAAAGCTGGTGGTGCAGCTCAAGACTTATCTGCTTATGCTACCAAAAAAGAAGTTCAAGATGTTATGGCTAAGATCAATGAACTATTAGAAAAAACTAGAGGTGCAAACTAATGTCTATGACTAAAGTTAACGCCTTCCTTAAAGAGGATGGGAATTCCCTTATCTTTAAGGGAGATGGGGAATTAGTTTACTATATCCCTGAAAATTATTTTAGGAATGACGGTCATATGAAGTATGCAGAAGAAGCCGGAGAGTATATTAATACTCTCGGGCTTTTTTCATATGAGGTCTTCGACTCTAAAGGAAAATCGATATATGGAGTTAAACTATTTAACCACCCTGTGTTAATTTCCTGCATGCCTTCTTCTGTTGAAAAAGTCAAAGACTATATCCTAGACAAGAAGATTCCAGTTCCTGTAGATTATCGTATTCTTAGATTCAAGAAAGACGATGTAGCTATTGTAAATACTGGATCTCCAGAAGATATCACGAATGTAGAAAATATGTTTAGAATCTTTATGATTACTGGTAATATACCTAATGTAATTCCTTATGATGAATTACACACCTTCTTAATGGACTCTATTAAATTTAATGGATCTTCCTTCGGTATATCTGCTCAGATGTTTGGTATCCTTATTTCTGAATTATGCAGATCTACTAAAGATGAATCAGTTCCGTTCCGATTGGCTAAAGAGACCGACATGCATAAATACAAACCAGTATCAATTAAGATGATTCCTAAGTATATTTCTGCCTTCACTTCTATCACTTCTGAAAATTGGGATGATGCTGTCGTAAACGCAGTAATCAACAAGAATAAGGTAGATAGCCCTATGGAAAAGATCCTAATGACCTAAAGGGCCCTGAATAACATATGAATAAAAGTTTAAATAGATCTCCAATCGGATCGTTTAGAACTATTTTAATTCTATTAAGGAGGAAATAAGAGATTATGATTGGTACAAAAATCATTCTTGAAGACCAAAGTTATATTCCTTCTCTGAATGTAGCTGACTCTACTGTTAGGCCGATTGTATTTGCCGGCTTCACATCCGACAAAGGCACTGAAGAATATACAAAATGGCAAGGTAAAGATTTCTTTGACCAATATGGTGAAATTTCCTTTGCACGTCATGGGCAACCTTTACTTCAAGCCGCTAACGTAATCAACAATGGTGGTATTGTTTATGCAAAACGTGTTGTTGACCCAACTTCTCGTTTAGCTATGCTTGGTGTTGTAGCTCATACCAAAGAAATTTCCCGTCAAGAAACTCGAATTAAAACAGACTCTGTAACAGGAGCTCCTGTAACAAAACCAGACGGAAGTTATGAAATGGAAGATTTATACTGGAAGAAAACTGATGTAGATACAGTTTCCAAACCAGAAGATCGTCCACTTTACAATAAAACTGAAGCAGGTAGCGACGGAGTTGCTGCTATGTTTAAAGTTTGTCAAGTTAACTTCTCTATAGAAACTCTTGAAGCAACTGAAAATAAATATGGTTCTGACTATAAAGCAGTAGCTGAAGCTTTCTATAACAAATTCAAAAATAACAAAGATAATCGTTATCCTTTGTTCTTGATCACTGATAATGGTCGTGGTGTATCTGCAAAATCCATTACCATTTCCACTGATACTACACTTTCTCGTTCTGCTCAATCTACTCGTTATGTATTGGACATCGAAGAAAACAATAATACATTGGAATCCATTGTATTCTCTTTGAATCCAGATGAAGTAGAATCTGGCTTTAACTTATTCTTTGACTCCGTAATCAAACGTACTTCTAAACAAGTAAAATGCTTTGGTTTCGAAGACCAAGTTAATTTGTTATTTGCGAAAATTGCTTCCCTTTCTGGTATTAATGAAGCAGTACTTCGTGAATCTGATATCATCACTGCACGCACTTGGAGAGGTGAAACTTTCAAAACATTTGAAGTTTTAACTTCTACAACTGATGGTGTTGCTACAGTTAAACTTGATTCCGTAAACGGTCATCCTTTGATCGGCGGCTTCAATGGTGAAACTTTCGGTGATGCTCCTATCAAAACTTATAAAGGCGTAACTGATAATCAATCTGTTTATGCTAAAGAAATGACTAAAGTATATGATGGTACTTTTAATGATGAAATTTATGACACAGACAACAACCCTATCGATGTGGTAGTTGATGCGGCATATCCTCACATTACTAAACGTGCTATCGAAGCATTAGTTACTTTCCGTCAAGACGTATTCTTCTTCCGTGATATGGGTACAACTGGTTTGACTAATATCCTAGCTATTAAGAATGCTAAGACACTTAACAATGGTATCAATAACAAATTTATCGGTACTTATTGTCAATACTTTGATACTTATGATCCATATACTAAGAAACAAGTTACTGTTACTATGGGCTATGCAATCGCTCGTTTGATTTGTATGCACTTTGCTAACGGTCGTTCTCTAGTTTGTGCTGGTCAAAGTAATGGTTGGACAGTTCCTGAAATTATCGAAGGTACTTTAAGCTATGTACCTAAGATTACTCCAGCTGGCAACCAAGTAGACCAAATGGATGACCTTCGTATCAACTTTGGTAAATACTATAATGGTATCTTCCATATTGCTACTGAATATACATCCCAAGATATCTTTACACAATTGAGCTTTATCAATAACGTATTGAATATCCAAGGTCTTATTAAAGATATTCGTATTCAATGTCCTAAATCTCGTTATAAATTCATTACTGGTGCAGACTTTGAAGACTATAAGAAAGATATTCAAGCGGTTATCGATGCATCTTCCTCTAAATTTGCATCTATTTCTATTGATTTTCAAACTGATTCCGTATATGCAGCTAACAAGATTGTATATGCTGTAATCAAAGTATCTTTCAAAGATTTTGCTCAAGCAGAAATCTTCCGTATCGTAGCTATTCCAATTGCTACTACAAACAATAGTGCCAAGATCTAATAAGGAGGATAAAAATGGCTGAACAACGTACAAGCGGTGCTGTTAATTTTATCTTCGACGGCACTAAAGATATTCGTGATTTGACTAACTATGCTTTATTCCGTGGTGTAACTGACTGGGCTAACCTTTACCAATTCAACCAATTTGAATCTGGTTATGGTTTATTCTTAGTACTTGATATTCCATTCTTCTTAAAGAAGTTAGCTGAAAAACATGAGCAATATGCTAAATTGATTAACACTTACGTTCATATCCTTGAATATGAATTCCGTGGTCTTGACGGTATTGATAACATCAACTCCGAAACTGCAGAATTGACAAACGGTGTTAAAAATATCAACGTAATTAACAAAGTTAATAGCCAATCTGCTTCTACTTTCACATTACGTTACTTCGAAAAATCTGGTTCTATCTTAACAAAAGTTCATGAATTGTTCTTGCGTGGTATCAAAGATCCAACAACACAAGTTAAACATTATCATGGTCTTATTGAAGATGGTACTATCACAGACCCTGGTTTCGATAAAGAAGTATTTAGCTTCTTATATATCGTAACTGATAATACTTTAATGAATGTAGAAAAAGCATTCTACATCGTAGCTGCTCAACCTACAAATGCTGACTTGAATATCTACAACGTAGACCGTCAAGATATCGGCTTCAAAGAATTGTCTGTTGAATTCTCCGGTTTCCCTATTGCCAACCCATCTGTAAACAAGAAAGCTCAAAGCTTACTTGATTGGGTACGTAAAGGTACAATCTGGGATGAATCCGAAATGACTTACTCTGGTATTACTAACATGAAACCTTTCAATGGTACATTGACTGGTAATGGTGAAGGTAATACTGGTTCTAAGACTACTTGGACAGGTAAATAATAAAACCAACTAAATAAAATCAGGACTAGGCCTATAAAGGTCTAGTCCTATTTATTTGGTCACTAATTTTTTATAACATTTTAATGACTGCAAATAAGGTGCCAATGTTTCATAACATACTCCTAATAAAATAACATGACTACTTATACCAAAATTTCATTTAAAATCGATTAATGAACGTGAATATAAATACCTTGCTCGCTGCTAACAAATAAAACCAAACGGAAAACACTATACACATAATAACAAATTGTACGGACTTAAAATCCTTATTTGCAGTCTTCATCTCCTATCCAAAACAATACGACGACAAAGCAATATCGGACATAGGCTTCAAGCCTATGTCCGGTTTTTGCTGTTTAATATCCAGCATCAGAAGTTTCATTATCTTGATCAGGTACTAATTTAGCAGCTTGTAAACGTGTTTTATCTTTAACTGCTGTAATCATATCCATATCTAAATATCCTTCAAGCAATCTAGCTTTAAGGTTATTTTCAAATAATGCTCTAGTTGTATCATCTAAGTCGGCACCAAATGCCGCTGCAGTAGATGTAGCAATATCGTTAGCATTAACTATGAATTGATTTGTATTTGTAAGATTTAAGAACATCGGAACCGGTAAGTTTACTTTAATAGTAGCCGTTGGGCTATCAAATTCACCACGGTATAATAATGTCATAATCTTAGATAGGAATCTATTTGCAATAGTTTGTCTATTATAGATCTTCTTCAAGAATCTACTATTAGACATGGTAGCTTGGATTGCATAATCCATAGATTGTCTTGCTTGAACTATTTCGAAAGGTACATCTGTAGCATCAACTGCCATAGTTTGTAGTCTATCCATTAGTTCAGTTTGTGGATCAATATTTTGACCTTGCATAACTTCAAATTGCACTGGAGCATTACCAGAGTTATCTGTAGGAATTACAAAGTCATTGAATCTACCAAGAATATTTAATACGTTTTTCATAGATTCTAATTGACGAATATTGAAGTTTTGACGTTTCAATTGGTCAATAGTATTTAAAAGAATCTTAGAAATATTCGTATCAATGCCAGATTGTTTTACATAATAAACACGACGGTCTTGAGAACGAGTCATAGCACCAATCGTATTAGTAATATAAAGACCTACATATAGTTTTGCAGGAATCAAAGATTTATATAAATCTGAGATACCACGATATGTATCTGGATCTAATTTAAAATAGCAATGAACTACATCATCTGGAGGTAAGAAAGTTACAGTATATTTATTCTTACCAACTTGTAGATCATGTTTAAGAATAGCATAAATTTCTTTAGAAAGATTTTTATTTAACTTGATAAATTTAGTATCAATAGCAGTGGATAATTTATGAGCAACTGTTTTAACTACCGCATCAGATAATACTGCAGAGTTCTTTGTTGCCATTAAATCAGTACTTTTATTAATACCTAGTGCATTTACTGGTGTAGTTGTATCACTTACAGGGAAGTCATCTTCTAAACCAAATACACTATCATTTTCAAGATATGCATATCCTAATACTAGGTCTTCAATCTTAATAGGAATAATTTTATATCTATTCAATTCTTTGAATAGACAACCATTCAATCCCCAATTTTCCTTAGTATTGATATCATGACCACCAACTGTAGTCAAACCATTAGATGCGGTATCATCCATGAATCCACTTGCATCTAACTTTTCGTCAGCAACTAATGAAACTGTACTTGTTGTAGCTTCATTAAAGTTCATAGAACTTTCTTTGATTGCTTGGAATCGCGAGATTGCATTATGGCGTTCCATAATAGGACCATATAATGCATTACTTGTATTGAATGTAAAATCTACAGATACTTTTTCTTTATCTTTAGAATCAATACTAGTATTAGAATAAGTAGAACCATTTTCATTGAAAGCTGGACTACTACTAATAACTCCAGATTCGTTCAATACTAGAGATTCTCGTAAAGAACTCATCTGATTATTAGGATTATCAAGAATCTTCTTAATAGCTCTTTCATATGGCACGATATAAATGAATCGTTCACCATATTTAGAAGTATTATAGATGATATCTTGGAATTTAGCTAATAAATCATACTTATCTTTCAATACCTTGATATTTTCATAGAAAGCATCTTTATTAGTTTCAACTGTTACATTCTCATCAGAAATATAAATATAGTCTTTAGAGAAGTGGTCAGAAGAGATTACGTTATCGCATAGAGTACCAATAGCATATTCAAGCATTGGCATATATTTACAAACCATATCGATTTCAGCATCAAATAGGCGTAAACTTCTATTGTTGAAGAAAGAGTTATATATACCACCATCTACTGATAGAGAGTTAAACATTTCTTCAAAACCATCAGCTACTTTAGGATCATTTTGATATTCTAATGATTTAGCATACAGTGTACTAAGAGAACTTAGACCTGTAGAGTAGTTAATATCATTAACAATCCGACCCATGGAGTTGTTGATTTTATTTGAAATATTTTCTAATTCACTATCCGCATCTGGAGGAGTAAAAAACGTACGTTTATAAAAGTTAGAAAGATTTTTTATTAAGGAATTACCAGCATTGGCATTCTTATCTTTTTTATCTTCAGCCATTATCGTTCCTCCTTTGAATTATTTAAATGTTTTTATGATACCTATTAAACAGAAATGGCTATAGAGATAGACTCTATAGCCGATTATTACTGTTTATAAGTACATAAATGATTGTTGGATGATAATATTTTTAGGTTTATATATATTCATTCTAATAACTTTAGTTGTACCATCTGTATAAAGATTTACATTTACTTTATCAGATTTAGTTGTAGGTAAAGCTGTCTTAGGAATCCAGAATCCTACATTATTTATATATAAACACATAGCCCCTAAAGAAGCTGGAGCTGACTGAAGAGTTTGATAATCAGGATGCTCATTATAGTTTTCTACATTTCCAATCAAATTAGAATCTGTTTCTAATGAAAGAAATCTACTATTAGCATTTCTAATATAATCTACATCCATAGATTCACATGTAATAGAAGCAGAAGAATTTAGTTTTACCAAATTCTTCATCTCTAATACATTAAACATGATTCCATTACAATATTCTGGTAATTCTACTTGTAATCCAATAATACGTTGAATATATGAATTATCAGGTCCTATACCTAGAATTGAATATGGTTGAGTTGCATCATAAATAATTCTATCACATTTAAGAACTTTACTTATTGATAATAAACTATTAATATCATCAATAGATAAATTAAAGTATCTAATCATTTTTACCCCCAGGGATATTACGTTCACCATACATTGCAGGAATACAACCGAATCCATTATCTGTAATTGCAGGAATCAATTCATTATATTCTGTAACTTCAGGTTCACTTAAGATACCATTTTTATATACTTTGAAATCTAACCTAGGTTTAATTCTACCAGAAGAATAGATTGCTTTAACTTCTTTTACAAGATCACTGAATTCTGGTAATCCAAACCATCTACTACCAATAGTTAGATAATCTTGAGTTACCATATCTTCTACAAAAGCAGAACTTGCATCTTTATCATCACCAAATTCAATCTTACCGATTTCAGATGGAGAGCTTAAGTTAAATTCACGGTTAATACTTGGATATAGTGAGCTAAAGTCAAAGTCTACTAAGTTATCACATAAGAAAACTGGTACACCATTGATCTTTAATTTAGCAGAATCATTCACCAAGTTAGGATCCGCAACAAAAGCACCGTCAAACTTTTCAGTTGGCTTTTCTTTTGTCTTGTTAATATTATTACCAACAACAAGTCCTAAATTATAATAGAAATCTTGTTGTTTATTTCTCAGATAGATTGTTTGTCTATGAACTTTAGAGAATCTTGTATTATTCAAAACACTTGAGTTATAAATATAACCAATATCGTCAGTAGATTCTTCGATACATACTTGGACAAGAACGTCGACGATATTATAGAATATAAATGTCTTGAAATCTAAGAATGGTAATTTAGCTAAATCTGTAGTGATATGATGATAATCTAATTTCTTCACACCACAAATTTGAGCTCCGATATCATTCAATTTAAATGATGCAAATGCAGATTGACCTTTACGGCGAGATGCAAATTGAATCATTTGATCTAAGTATACTGTATAAGAACTAATATATGAATAGTCCCCACGTTCAGCATAGTTATTTTCCATTCTAGTATCAATGAAATATTCAGCTTTAGGATTCATCTTAAAGTCTGGATGACACATGATACTTTCTGGAGTATATCCAAGCTTCTTGATACGTTCAATGATATATGGAATATCGAAGGCCATGTTCCATGCCATCAAGAAGTCAGGTCGTTCTGTGTTAATTTGTTTGAATAAAGAAGCAATCAAATGTGTTTCTTCATCAAAGAATTTTATATTAAATTTTATACCATAAATATTAAA